GTCGGAAAACGTCAGCGTCTGTTTGTCCGATGCAGTGTTGGCAATCCACAGTCGGCCATACGCCGAAATACAAACATTGCCAGACGGCACCGTGCCTGCATAGCCGGTCTTCTCGCTAACCCGACGATACGTCGTTGTGCTGACTGTTGGGTCGTAGATAAGCGGGTCGTGCCCGGTCTGGAAAAAGTACGTGATGTTGTTTAACGACGCGCACTGCCAATTGTTAGCTGTAATCGTAGGTGCCGTGCCGCCGCCACCGTAGGTCAATTCGACGACTGCGTTGCTGCCGTCGAGTTTGAACAGTTTGTTGTTGCCGGCGAACAGCACCGTGTACGTGCCGTCGGCCACCACCAGCTCATGGATGACGCCGATCGGATTCGAGCCAAGGTTGCCGGTGCTGGCGTTCAGATTATCCCAACCCTTGCGCGCGCCGATCCGGCCATACTGGTCGATCACGCAGTTGATGGCCGTCAACGCAAACCCCGCGTTCAGATCGAGCGGCGAGTCTTGCGTATTCAGGCCATAAAACCCTGGCGCTGATATGCCGTAGGTTTGGATAACTTGCGTCATGTCGCGACGAACTCCTGCATTTCAGGAAAGCGCGTCGCTTCCAGCGCTATATAATCAGAAAGCATACTTCTGTACAGGGCATATGCTTCTGAGGAATTTAGACCGCCATCTTCGCCCCGTTCGACCAACGCTCTGGCGTAAGCGTTTTGCGCCACCAACACATCCGGCACCAACACCGACGTGCTGTCCGACGACAGTACCGCCTGCGGAACCGTTAAGAAAAACTTGATGGTGTACACGCCGTCCGGCCGACCCCACAGTTGCACTTTGGCGTCGCCGTTGCCGTCAACACCTTCAAAGCAATACTCGGTAGGCACGGCGTCTACAAATGGCTGGAGATTCTGCTTGCGTCGCATGTCGCCCACTGTAATGTTGCGCATGACGACGTTGGAGGTCGTGTTCAACGGGTCGCTGGAGACGCGAAACTTCTGACCTGCGCCGGTCAGCGAGTATTCGTAAACGCTTGCCGAAGTAGTAACGGTAACTTCGGTGCCCAGCGCGTTCCAATCGTAGGCATCCTCGATCTGGCGCTTGGAATCGTTAACGAATTTGCCGATGAGCTGAGAGTAGGTCGTCAGGTTGACCGTGGTGACGGTCTGCTCCCGCAACCGGAGTAGCACATCGTTGACGAGTTCTAAGTAGGTCATTTGCTTTTCGCCTTATTCCTTGCGGAAATAGCTTTAGCTTTTGCCTTTGCATCCGCCTTGGATGATGCGCCCCACGCATTCAAAGATAACAACAGCCTTGTCGGCTTGCCATCTTTACGCTCGGGGCCGGGCATGTTGCCCATCCTAGCGAGAAAAGAAGCTCGTCTCGGGTTATCGCCAGATTTCACTGGCGCTTTCAGGGATCCCCCTGTTTCTGCATTATAAGACGCCCGCCCGGTGGCATTCAAGCCGCCCTTTGGGTTTTGACCGGCTTTTCTCTGCCACGCGGGTGTCTTCATTTTTTCCTCGGTTTGGCCGTTTTAGCTGAGTCCTTAAACGCCTGCGCAGTCGGCGCGCCTTTGGTGCCCGGCTTTCTCATCTTCTCGCCAGAGCCCGCCGCAATACGTTTCCGTTTAGCAGCAATGTTACTGTATAGTCCCGGCTTCATTTCTTGGCCTTTTTCTTGGCCATGCCCGCCATGCTTAGGCCGATGGCAACCGCTTGCTTCTGCGGGTAGCCTTCCTTGCGCAGCTTGCTAATCTTGGCCGAAGCAGCTTCCTGCTTGCCTTTTTTCGTGTAGGGGTACTTCTTTCCGTCGACCATTGGCATGATGTCACCCTCTAAACAAGGTTCTATCTACGATAAACGTGCCGATACTGGTAATCACCGACACAACGGCCATACCAGCCCACAAGCCACCTTTAGACTTGTTGGCCATCTCTAATAGCTTTTTGACATCATCGCGCAAGGCATGAACCTCTACTTGAAGCGCCTCTACCTGCGCCTCCAGCTTGCCGAACTCTCTTGGGTCAATTTCTGACATGTTCTTTCCTTGGACGGCCGGGACGGCGCGCGTATTCGGGCGGCGTCATGGCGATCTGTCTGGTTTCATCCTCCACGGGAGCGTCTTCATCAACACGGACGTATCCAGCGTGGCCTTTCATGCTGTCTATATCGTGCGGGAGGGTAAACGTAACAGTTTGCCCGCTTTGCAAACAGCGGAATGTCGCGGCCATGTTGCCTCCAGAAGTGAGTTCGGGGGCCGAAGCCCCCGGGTATTACGCCAACGAACGAACGACGACCAGACGAAGCGTGGCAGAGGCCAAATCGACCGTACCGCCGGTTTCATTCTGGAAACGGATGCTGACCGTATCGGCTGCGCTGACATACGCAGTCACGATCAGACCCGCCACGTCCACGGCCAGCGACGCGCTCAACACCATGTCGCCCAAGGCAACGCCTGGGACAGCTACGGTGTCGGTGTCGCCTGCGCCGTCAGACAAACTGTCGGCGTTTAGCGTCGCGCGGACGAGCCAAGTGTTAGTGTAAAGACCGCGGAACTGGTCATTGCCAGCACGGACGGTCACGGAAGTAGCGTTTGCCATGATGTTCTCCTAATTAGGTTAAAGACCCCCGGCTTTCACCGGGGGCGTTCAATTAGGCTGGAACAGCCAGAGCGAATGCCGAAGACGAGAGAGCTGCGCCAGTGGTGGCCGCAGTACGGATAGCCTTGACGCCGTACAGGGTGTCAGCCGTGAACAGGGTACCGAGGTATTCCTGCTTGTACTGAGTCTGCGAACGGATCGCCATCTGCTCAACCAGCACCATCGAATCGCGGTGGCCCATCAGGCAGATACGGTCAGTGCCCGAGCTACCAGCACCGAAGTCGGCGTTGGAGGTGACGAACACTGGGATACCGTACAGGTTGCCGATCTCACCGTTGCGAATCGCGCTGCCGTCACCGACAAATGCCTGTTCGGTGTAGCGAGCCAGACCCATCAAGGTGTTGCGTGACGACGGCGGGATGATGAAGAAACGACCGTCCATTGGCGTGTCGTTGTCATCCAGACGCTGGATGGTGCGACGGATCGCAGCATCGGTCAGGGCAGCAGCGTTTGTGCTGGTGCTGTTGTACGCGGTAGTGCCGTCCGAGCCGATAAAGGCTTTGGTGGTGGTGTTGCTGGTAGCGTAGTCGTCAGTACCAACGGTTGCACCGTTGAAAGCACGGCCGAGACGAACCAGATCGGTGTCCACCTGACGAGCCAGCGCGTAACCAGCGTCGGCAGTGTAGAACTGACGCAGCGAGTTCAGGGCTTGAGCTTCGACGATGTCTTCGATCAGGCGGCTGTACTCGTAGTGCTTGTTGATCGATACTTGGACTTCGGACTCGGTTGCAGCGATCAGGGTGACTGCGTCGGTCGATACTTTAGCCGATGCAGAGCCGCGGGTCGGTGCTGGGATGTGGACGGTGTCACCCTTTTTGCCACGGAAGTTCATCTTCATGACCAGGTTGGCCAGAACGAGGTTCTTCTTATAGGCGGCAACAATTTCATCACTCCAAATCTCTGGAATAAAGGTTGCTGCTGTTGTTGGGGTAACGCTATTTGCTGGGGAAAAAGCAGTATTTGCCATGTTTAGCTCCTAGAGGTCAAAAGGTTACTTGACCCGCCCCTCTTGATACGCCGCCATGATTTCTTCAGACAGTGCGTCATACCGGGCTGGGTCGGTCATTTTCAGCCGAATAAGGTCAGCACGTCGGTAAACCCGCTTTGAACTCTCCCCAGTACCCCCACTGTCAACTTGCGCGGCTTTCATGGTCTGCTGGCGCGCGGCAGTTGCCTGCTGCTTGACCTGCTCACCCCGAATACTGCGCAGTTCCTTGTAGGTACTAAACAATTCATTCGCCGAATCGAAATCCGCCTTGGCGTCGGCTTTGGCAAACAGCTCAATGCGCACGGGCGAAGACTTCACCCAGTTCACAAAGTCCTCACTATTGATCAACTGCTCATAGTCAGGATGCGCTTGCGTCAGCTTTTGCTTCGTTTGCAACAGTTTGAACTGGGCGCTTGCTTCGCGAGCGGCCAGAACATCCGGATGCGTTTCGATCGTTTTGTGAATTGCCGTTTTAGGATCTTCAAAGAAGTCTACTTCCGGCTCTTCTTTTTCAACAGTTGTTTGCCGCGCCCCAAGGTTTTGCTTGATCAGCTCGTCGGCCAGTTTCCGCACTTCCCCGACTTCTTGCGCCTGCCTTCCGATCACCTTTTCAGCCTCTTGGTGCATCTTAATGATGTCCTCAAGCGACTTATTTCGGTACCGATCCGGTAATTCCGGCTTAGACTCTGGCACTGCTTCGGGTAGTTTCGCTTCCTCTGCCTC